GTTCCTTTGTAACCAGCAACGTAGAAGTGCTTGTCACTTACGTTAGCAGAGTAAGGGTCAACGTAGACCTTGATCTTGCCGTTGAGTGTACCAACCAGTGTGCTGGAGGTGTCATCAACGCCTGCGAGTGCATTGTTACCAGCAAGAGCAGGAGTGTAGTCAAGTACACCAGCCATGCCCAGTGCAGAAGCAACGTCAGCAGAGCAAATCAGGATGTTGCCCTTGCCACGACGAGTTTGCTGACCGATAGCGTTAGCATCGCGCTCGATTTGGAACAGAAGTCCTTTGAACTTCTCAACAGACCATCTGCCGTTGGAGTCAACGTCAAGGTCAAAGATACCAGCGTTAGCGGTATTGTTTGCAGCACCAGCAACAGCGTTTACGTAGATTGTACGTACAACTTCACGGTTGATTTCAGCAAGGATTTCTGTGCTGAGGATGTTGGCGAGCTCTTGCTCGGCATCCAAACCATGAATCGCCTTCAAGTCCTGAGCAAGCTCAAGGCTGTACTCGGCTTTCAGAGCGCGTGATCTTGCAGTAACACTAACCTTCTCGATGGAGAAACCCATCTCACGGAAAGCGGTGCTAGAAGAAGCGTCAGACAGTGCTTCAGCAGTTGCTGTTGCCATTCCAGTGGCGTCGTCTGCTTGCTCATAGGTTCCAGCGGGGGAATCGTTGAGAAGTGCAGGGTTGTTGCCTTGGGCATCGTTGGTGGCGTCAGACGCACCAGGATCGTATGCACCAGGACCACCAGAGAAACCAGCGTTAGGCTCGTTGAAGAATGCTTCGTCGTAACCAGAGGCGTTGGGATCTCTCTCAGCACCATAGTTGGTACGCATTGCGAAGATCAGTCCAGTAGGACCAGTCATTGGTTGTACACCAGCAACATCATAAGCGATGAGCTGAGGCATGGAGCGTCTAATCAGGGAGATTAGAACGGGGTCGAAACCTGCGTTAGGACCTGTTGCTGTTGCGCCACCACCGAATCCGCCTGTACCAGCAGATGCGATAGTTTCGTTAAGCATACCTGCCTCTTCGGTCAGGGCACGCTCTTGGTTTTCGAGGAGTTGTGCAACGACGCCGCGCTTATGGGAATCTGCAATCGCTGGGAGTGCTTCGTGATTCAGGACGGGTGCCCACTTCTCCTGGAGGTGTTGTAAAGACATTTTAGTTTCCAGTTTTAGTAGTTAATTAACAATCATTTAGACCAACGGGCAATTGCATCGACGTATTTCGACATCGAGCCGCCAGTTGTTTCTTCGACAAGGGGTTCCGAAACTTCTTCGGTGGGTTCGGTTGCAGATTCTGCAAGTTCAGCCTTTCTAGTGAAGTAGGATTCCTTAATCGTTTCGACTTTCTTACGAAAATCTTCTTCAGTTTCAAACTCAACACCCTCCGCCAGAGAAGCAAGCTTCTCCTTTTGTGTCTCTGCAAGACCAGTAGCGCATTCGTTCACAATTTCCATTTTTACAAACTCGCCAATTCTCTTATTTAAAGAGGCATTAGCATCGATTTGCTCGTTGAGTTTAGCTTCCATATCATCAATCTCTTCAACCATGCCATCAAGCAGGTTGAACTTTTCTTCGGGCACCGTAAAGTTGTGCTCTAAGAAAAGACCTTTTAGACCGTTGAAGAAAGACTCTGCCATCTCAGTCTTAATGCCATGCTCGATCTGGAGAGTATTTTCCTTCATCCAGGATTCTGCGGCATAAGTGAGGTAAGTGTCTACCTTCTCGGCCAATTCTGTTTGAACCTTCTCTACTTCTTCAGTAAGAGTGGATTCAAATGCTTCAGTCAACGCTGTAACTTCTGCATTTACTTTGGAGGTTACTGCTGCTTCAAAGATTGTTGCTGCTTTTACTCGGAACTCTTCTGAGAGTTCTTCACCAGCGACAAGAGCGTTAACATCTTCAGTAAAGTCGTACTCGGTTTCAGTGAGGACTTCTTCTTCATTCTCGGTTCCCTCCAGTTTAGCGGATGCGTCTGAAGGTTTTGTAGAAGGAACTGGTGCTTTACCTACTGCTTTAGCAGCAGAAGCGCCTGCATTCTTTGTGCCTTTGGCACCTTCTTCTGAGTCAGAAGTAACATCGACTACTTTAGTTGCACCACCACCAGAAGAATCCATCTTCTCACCAGGTTTTGCATCTTTAGTAACTACGTTAGAACCTTCGGTCACTTGTTCCATGTTATCTAACTCTTTATCGAGTGAGGTCTCAGCCATTTGTTTGAACTCCGTTATGCATTAGCGTTGTCTTTATTTATTTATAAATTACAGACTCTTAAGAAACTGGGAAAACGCGGAAACTTTTCGTTCCTGCAAGTTAATAAGAGTTGCTTGATCAATTTCAGTTTTCATTTGAGCAATCGCGGCCTCTTTGAGGATGCCATTATCCCAAACCCATTCTTTACCTTCCATGATTCCATCAACAAATGCATCAGGAGCAGAGGGATCTGCTACAATATCAGCAGCGGTTGCAAGCATGAAGTCATCTGCGACTACATTACAACCTTCTTTTCTCACTAAAGAACCCATGCCTCTAGAAGAAACGCCAAGACTGACGCCTTCAGAAAGAAGGTTCTTTGCAATATTACCCATGGGAGTATCAAGGATTTTTGCTCTACCAATGAAGTTGTTTCCATCTTCCTTGAGAGATTCAATCTTATGTGACACCCTATCAAGATTGATAGAAGGACCATCGGGGTGACCTAATTCGCCAAGGGCACGCCCCTTTTGAATGTAGTTCTCGCTGTATTTAGCAACTTCGCGTTGTAAAGTTGGTAACTTATACATGCGACCATTGCGGTTCTCCAGTTCTGCCTGTAAGAAGATACCTTCGATGAAGTAATTCTTCTTGCCTTCTTTCTCTTCACAGAGAAAATCTACTTGAGTAATTTCTTCAGCTATCAGTTTCATTGTCTTCTTCGGGGGTTTCTACAGGTTGTTCTTCGGCAGACGCCTCAGTAGCAGGATTTTCCACTTCTACCTCTTCAGGTTCATTACCAGTATTATCTGGAATTGCTGCAGAAACTTCATCTGCAGCATCTTGGGCAGTATCATCCAATTCAAATCCCATGCTTTGAGCAAATTCAAGTTTGCGTGCTTGAATTGCATCATAAGAAGCAGCACCCAACGCTTGATTAACTGAATCTAATGCTGCTGCTTTATCATCACTGAAAATTTGCTGAACGATTTGTTTCGCAATATCACTAGGCATAATATGTTCCCACTGTAGTATTATTTAGTTTATTTAGAATTCACCCCTGCGGGCATCTGATGGTTCGACTGCGGACTCTTGCTCATTAGGTGCTACTTCTGCTGCTGGTGCTCCTCCGCCTTCATCGCCAGCAGCCATAGCGGGATCCATTTCTGCATTAGGATCAGCAATAATACCTGCTTCCATCTCAGATTTGATTTGCTCATCCATCTCCTTGATTTCAGTTTCAGTTTGTTTCAGAACTTGACGACGCATATAATCTACAGAGAAATACTTACCAACATAAGGATCCATAACGTTGACTTGATTCATACGTTCATTACGGATTTCAATTTCTTTGAGTTCTGTGAAATAGTTATCCGCAATAAAATCAAACTGAATATGCTCCTTCATGTCTTCCCATTCTTCAAGAGTTACAACACCCTTTAGAATGACTTGAGTCTTCAGAAGATCCATAAACAGTTCAGAGAAACGCTTACGCAAACGTGCAATAAATTTCTGGAACTTAACTTCATCACGAGTAATCTCAGCAGCACGACCAATGTTAAATGTCGTTTCTGTTTCTAGACGTGAACCAGGAACATTAAGTGCCTTATAAAGTTTCTTCTGAAAATACTTTACATCTTCCAATTCACCAAGATTCTGACCACCAGGAAGTGTGGAGATTTCTGTTCCTCTACCACCTTCACGGCGAGGTAACCAGAAGTCTTCCATCATGGACATAAACTTCTTGTCGTCTTTAATCTCACCAGTGTTTGAATCATAAACCATCTTGTTACGATAGCGTCCCATAACTTCACGAAGATATTGCTCCGCTTTGTTCTTAGGAAGATTGCCAACATCAATGTAGAAAATTCTACGTTCTGGTGCTCTACTTAAACGATAGATAACCAGAGAATCTTCAATCATTCTCAGTTGGTTGACTGCCTTAATCGCCTTATGCAGGTGACTAAGAGTCATATTTTTATTCAAATCCTGAATACCTGAGTGGCAATATGTAATAGAATCTGAAGTAATTTTAATTCCTTGATTGGTGGAATTTTTTAAACCCTTGGGATTATAAAGAAAATACTCTGCCGATTTCTGTGTGAGTTGAGTATTCATATCAACGCCTCGCAATTGCTCTGGACGTTTCGCCTCATACTCAGTAACCTTACGAATCTTACGAGGATCGATATAACGCAGTTCCGTAAGACCATCACGAGGATTCTTAGGGTCAATTACTTTATGATAAAATAATCTCCCGTCAACATACCAACGACGGAAGATTTCATATGAACGATTATCAAAATCAAGAAGTCTCATTACTTCATGAAATTCTTCTCTAATAAGTTTTTTAATTTTATCCGACGCCTTGAGGTTTGATAGTTCAACCTCTACTGGTACATCATCAAAATTACCGCAAATTGTTTCATTTACGATATCGTCTACTGCACTATCGCATTCGGGTTGCATTACCATTTCTCGATAACGAGAAATTAATTCATAGTCATTACGAACACTGCCATCAAAATCGACAGAATATCCGTAGTATCCGCCACCGACAATAGGTTGCGAACCATCCATATTATCTTTCTGAACAAAAGAAGGCCCCTTGGGGACCTTCTTTGCTCTTTCAAGTGAAAAACCGAAGAGCTGATTCGACATTATAATACTAAGTTGATTGATCCTGTTCTATTTATCAAGCATCAACAGTAGCATCAATCGGAGTCCAATACTGAGTTTGGAGTTCGACTGTAAACTCTTCGATAGCATCATTGTTACCGAAGTCAAGATCGATTGCGGCGATGTTGCTTGGGAAAACATTGTAGAATCTATACGACTTAAGAATCTTGGGAATATCTCCATCCTTAACATCGCGTGCTAACTGATGAACAGTCATATCTGCGAAATAACCCGTCGCATCATCTGTGTCACCAAGACCAGCAGCTGAAGTGAAGTTCTCATTGTATGCCTGAATGCTGGATGTCCAGACTTCAAATGCACTACGCAGAGCGAAGTTGCTGTCATTTTGAATCGTGATTGTCCAGGGTTCAAAGGTTCTGTCGCCTGCAATCTTCAGTACACGACCTCTGAAAGGAACTTCAATCACTCCAATCTGAGAAGAGGGAAGATTTGCTGCACGAACTGTGAACTTACCCAGTTCAATCAGAGATGCATTATTAATAATTCCCGTTGGGAAGTTTAAATCTACTTGGAATAGATTAGGACGCGCAAAGTCCGCTGCGACATTTGCTTTAAAATCGTCAATTGTTCCTCTTTTTGCCATGGTTTTTAAATTCCAGTATGTCTCCGTCGTTAATATTTAGTCTAAACAATATTTTCAGACAAAAAAAAAGACCCCGTAGGGTCTTTTGATTATGTTAGTTGTTATCAGTTAGCAACTTCACCGAACGAAACACCAGTTCTGGTTGCTGTAAACGTCAGTGTAATGAAGTTGATTGTACGGGTTGGTTTTACGTAGATTTCTGCATAGAACTCACCACGGTCAACTGATTCAGGAGGATTGTTGTCGCTGTCACACTTAACTAGGAAGTCAGTTACACCACGACGACCTTGAACATCGCGCATGTAAGGTTCGACAATGTTAAGGAACAAGGAACGTTGTGCCTCATCATTCTGTTCAAACAGTTGAGATTTAGCAGCACCACCAATGACACGCTCAATAGTCAAGAACAAACGACGGACGTTGATTCTATCGAATGCTGAAGCAAATCCAAGAGCAGTCTTATCACCGAACAGGACTACGCCTTGACCAGGGAATGAAACAACAGGATTGATGCGAGCAGCATAAAGACGCTCACGTTGAGTCTTATTGGGAGAATATGAAAGTTTGATTGCATTTCTCAGAATACCACGTTGGAAACCAGCAGGTGAGAACCAAGGTTCCGAAACTTCTGTTGTCTGCAAGCAAAGACCAGCAACGTCACCGTTACAAGGAACATAGCGATAGACATCATTGTACTTGTCATAGATGTACTTATAACCAGAGTCAAATACAACGTAAGATGAAGATGGTAGCGTATCGAAGAAAGCAACCAAGTTATCAGTGATAGTTGTTGCGTTGGAAGATCCTACAACAGTCGCTCTGCGAGGAGATACAAACAACATGCAATCACGACGCTCTTCTACAACGTTAGTCAGAGCAGTGATTTTTGCGAGAGCAGATGCATCATCAACACCTGAAGGACCAGTTAAGATGAAGTCAACAGTTTGAGATTCTGGGTCTTCTACTAACTCATATGCAACGATAATATCGGTGTTATCAATAGAATACTCGCTAGCACCTGTGTAATCAGCACCATTACCCAGACGGTAGTATGCAGTAGATCCATTAACAGTACCCATGGTTGTTGTACCAGCAGGGTAATTTTGAGTTCCGCTTGTGGATTTAATCAAGTTAAAGACGGTAGAAGCAGCACCACCCCAATCACCAGCGGAAAGAGATGCACCTACTTGGTGGAGTTCATCTTCATGAGTACCCCAATAGATGTACTGAGAACGTTGCTTGATTACTTCTTTGTAGTAATTAGTTTCACCAACAGTTGTCTTTGCATCAGATGCCTTAGAAAGATTGAGGAAACGCTCAAGAACTGCACCAGTAGTACCAGTAATTTTTCCATCAATATCAAGAACTAGGACATGCAGTTCGTCCTTATGACCACCAACAGAAGATGCAAAGTTGGAAGTACCAGGGCGTGCTGCAACAGAATTCCACTTCAAACCAGGGAGATACTGTCTGTCAGCATACTCGGAGCGAACAGAAGCAATAGCAATAGTTGCATTACTGTAGGGTGAGTCAGAACCAGTGTAGTTATCAGCAATTACATCTGCTGCTGCAAACTCTACACTATCCTTATCAAGGGCAACAATAAGTTCTCTTGAGAGAGCACTAATAGTGAATGAAGTGACTGCTGCAGCGTCCTGAGAATCAATATTCAGGAAAGTTGCGGTAGGAGAAAGAACTCCAATATCATCCGCATCTAAAGGACGAAGTTCTACAGTGTTATTAGCAGCATCATATGCATCAATAATATACTCGTTGTCTTGAGACCCATTTTGAGAGTCTGCAATATGAACGTTTTGACCAGCAACGGGAGTAGTCGTAACGGCATTTACAGTACACTTGTATCTGTAATTGACAACCTTAGCAGTTGCTCCACCACTCACAGTTACTGCACTTCCAAGAGTGTATCTGTACTCTTTGGAAGCAGGTACTGGCAATGTCAGAATTTGATCGGCACCAGCATCTGTTACAAAAATGCCGATGGAATTACCTTTTGTACCAGGAGTTCTTGCTGCCCAATGCCAATCTTGACTAGTGTGATTGGTTTCGTAGTCTTGAAGATTCTTAATTAACTCTGCAGTGGAATTGGAAACAGCGTTCTTCAATGCTGAAGCATTAACACGAATGGTCTTAAGAGTACCACCATAGGATAAAAACTGAGCAGCAGTATACCAATACTCGTAGTTCTTATCGTTAGGCTTACCAAAACGCTCTACCAGTTCTCTTTCAGAGGAAATCTGTACAATTTCTTCTACAGGACCAGATTCAAAAGGTGCTGCAAGTACGCCTACATTTGCTGTCGAAAGAGTAGTAATAGTCGTCAGGTCTCTCTCCTGAATTACTACCCCTGGCGAGGATTGATTTACTGCCATGTTTAAAGTCTCCTAGTGATTCCAACATCGGTTGTCTAAGATTATTTATATTTTTGAAAACTCACTGGAACTCCCACATGTACGATTTATCTCCGTATTCCGCAACCTGCCACACCTCACCCTGAGCATCAATAATATGATCATCTTCTAATCCATCTGACATAAATCCAAACGGTGCCATGTCTTGTTCGATATTTTCTCTTTGGTCATCATAGATGCGTTGTCTCACATCATTATCGTGCATCTGTTTAAAGTATTCTTGCATCGCCATCCAAGCAAAAATAACCAGACACATAGCAAGGTCGTCATTACAACCATCTTCTGCAGCAAATGATTGACCCTTGACAATAAAGGTAGTGAGTTCTGCGATAGTATCATAATCTGGAATGATAAGTTTATCCTCTTCGATCAATGCCTTTAGGTTAGAACATCCAACCTGCTTAACAGCACTAGACATCTTGACACCCAGTTGTGTCTTCTTACCAGAAAATCCTTGACCGAGTTGCTGTCCTGCACGACCGCGCATTGCTACCATCAGAAGATTTTCATACTCTAAATCAAACTGGATAATATCTGCAACCTGTCCACCAATATCATTTACCTCACATAAAATATATGCATAGTTATAATTTCTTGCCACATCTATAATAACATTGGGGAAGATGATAGGTTTGATTTCATTATTCCTATATCTAGCAACTAGTTCATATGGTACTGTCGTAGTATCCATAACACAAAACGCCGAGTAATCTTGACTTGTGCCACGAGCAACGTCAACTGTTATGATATAATTATGTTCAGGTTCAACACGTTTATAAATTGCAAGACCTTTGTTTTGCGTAATAGGTTCGATATACGGCATAGTCCTCAACTTACTAGGACTAATCAGAGTATCAACAGAACCGAGGAACTCACATTCAAACTCAACCTTGAATTGTTGTTCTGAAGTATTCTTAATAGTCTGCTCTTTCCACGCAGCATCCCTACCAGGAACAGCAGACCAATGAACTTCTGTTGGTATATATTCATTCTTACTAAGTTCTGCATCATGCCACAACTTATAGAACATGTTCATTCCATGTGGCGTGGAGATGATAATTACCTTTGTGCTTTTACCAGAAGATATAGTAGGATAGACAGATGAAAAGAACTGGTCAGCAATATGGTTCGGAACAAACGCGAACTCGTCCAGAAATATGACATTAAAAGACATACCCCTGACGGCACTAGAACTAGTAGAGGCAGCCATGATTTTACTGCCGTTCTCCAATTCCAGACTGCCCCTGTTCCATTGGAGGATACCTTGCTGGAGCCATTTTGGGAGGTTTTCATAACTAAGTTGTAATCTCTGCAGCATCTCGCGGGAGGTTGCTGCTTTGTTTGCTAGGATTGCGACATTAACATTCGCATTAAAAAGAACATACCAGAGAAGGTATGAAGTAACGATAGTAGACTTACCAGACTGACGAGGCAACTTGGCGATATTAAATCTATTGTCATGAAACTTTCTGGTCATATCAACCTGAAAATCATACATGTCAAAAGGAATCAAACCCTTATCCAGAGAAACAATTTTAATATATGTCTGAATGAAATATACAGGATCATCCGCACACTTAAGATACTCCTGCACTTCTTCAGGAGAAAACTCTGTAGCGACGTTTGCTTTCTTTAGATTGGGATTACCAAGATACTGTTCGGTCGTACTCATTTATTATTTTTCACAGGCCAAGTCATTTCCATTCCTATTGTAATCAATATCATAAATCCAAATACAAATAATCCACTCATCATTCTACTAACGTACCATGCTGTCTACGAATTTCTCGTAGTGCTTCTAAGTTCATATCCTTGGTTCCACCATCATATGCGTGAGCATATCCTTCTTCAATCATTTGCTCGTTAAGGGACACACTGTCGTCCCCAATGTAAAGCCAACCCAGAAGACGCCCGTATTTGCCAGTGCCACCAACAAGTTCAGTCCTAACAGACAACTCATCATCACCAGCCAGCGTGCCTTCGAGTTTTTCTTTGAGCCAGTTGGTTGCGTCGATTCCAAGTGCTTTCTCCTCTAGGTTTCTCGTCCTTTTCTCTGGCGTATCAACGCCTGCAACTCTAACTCTTTCTTTCTTGTATAAATCAAACCCGAGGTCAATAGTGACATCGATAGTATCACCATCAAGGACACGGTTGATCTCCGTCACTCGGAAGTTGTAGCAGCTCTTCCTGCTTGGTGGTGTCAGTCCTGCCATCTTCTAATTCTGCAAATGCTTCTCTTAGTATGTATATGACTACAAACAAAGCACCCGCAACTGCAAGTATCACACATATAATCACTGACCACACAGGGTCAACAACATTATCTAAAGGTCTCAATAATAAATTCATTTATGTCCTTTGTTAAATGGTTCCCAATGTTCCCATCCATGTTTATGAACTGCCCACATACCAATGATAGGGACGAAGACCAGACACCATGCCATGAGTCCTAACCCGTATGGGTTGTTTAATACTGTTCCGCAAAACCTAGCAAACTGTAACATCATTCTTGCAAGACCGATAGAGTGAATAAAAATAATCCAAATAAACAATAGATTACTATGATGCTGATTTCGATGACCATGATTTCCAAAGTTCTAGAAAATATCGGTCTACCATATACAAATCACCTTGAGGTGGTTGTTCTTCATTCTGAGACCATTGATTACAAAGTTCTCTCATTTCTTGTGATATACCTGAAGGTTTAAACATTCTCCCGAATGAAGACATTGCAAATGCAAATCGCATTCTAATGCGCTGTTCCATTTCCTGAGTAGGCGTCAGTTTCATAATAGTTATTTTCACCTTTTCGTAGCCCGAAATAGATGGTGGCACATATAAAGGGTAGTGATCCGAAAAGTAAGACATGTGCTAGGTTCATTGAGTCTTTTCCTCGTAGATTTTAATTAATCTCATCGCTTGTTTTTTATCACATCCTTCAGGTGCATTCTTAATACATCGAAGAATTAATTCATCATCACTGATAGTGGGTTTGATAGAAAACCCCCATTTATCAACTTCACCTTCTGTAGGTGCTTCAACATAATCAAATTCGGAAGGCATTACCTGGTGATAGCGATTGGAAAATTTTAGAACATGCATTGACAGCATGGGTATCTCCATATACTCCAGAGAA